AGTTCCTGCAGCGCAGCAATGGCAAGATCAGGATCAGCCAGAATGTCATCAATCGCATAGAGACCATGTTTGCGGATTGAAGGCAATACTTCAGATGTTACCCACTTTTTGAAGTGCTTTGCTACGGGAAGTTTGCTGCCGAGGATAAGCGAATACAGACCGGACTCGTTGATGACCGTCATGTCCTGCACTCCGCCAAGGGTGTCACATTTCGTTACTCCCTTGTCCTCGTCATCCACATGGTCAATCAGTGCTTTACGAGTATTGCTGTAGCCGAGAATATCGGCAGCATCCTTCCCAACAAACCATGGTTCGTTGGCAATCGTGATTGTCCGGATAGATCCGAACTCCGCGTTTGTAAATGTTGTTATTTCGTTTGACATAAAATTTTCATCCCTTCTGCGGGTGTACTTAAGGCGTCCACCTCTAATTTCCCACTGGAGATGAACGCCTGATTTGAGCGGATGATTTTTAATCTTTTTTATAAAAGTCTGTAACGTAGCCATCAGCACGGAGCTTGAGACCGGGAGTCCACGGCGGTGTTCTGCCCATTTGTTCACACAGGACGTCAAGCGACATACGCGGGTCGGCTTCGATGACCAGCTCATCATGGATGTGCATGACAATGGAGCAGCAGCGCAGCGTCTTCATGGCGTAACAGAGGATGTCGCGGGAGGTTGCCTGCACGATGTTTTCCACAAATTTCGGGCCGTAGGAATCGAGTCGTTCCCATTTCTTTGTGGAGCCAATGCCTTCATAGGTGATGCATTCGCCGCCGAACTTGTTCGTCCCGACCTTCGGCTTCACATAGGCAAGGTTCCTGCCAGAAGGAAGCGTGATAAAGAGCATCCCGGAGCGGCAGGAGAAGGTCAGACCGTGGCTGCTGGTTGTGTGCTTATACTTGACCGCTTCCATGACTGCACGGTCGACATCCCACCAGAACTGGACGATGCGAGGATTTGTCTGCCGCCAAGCGTCTACCAGCGGAGGAAGCTCGTCCTCTGAAAGCCCCATCTCGATGGCACCCATTGCTTTGAGTGCGCCGACCGAGCCGCCATAGCCGAGCGCCAATTCTGCAATTTTGCCTTTTTGACGAAGGTGGCCGTTGATGCCGTGCTTCACGACTGGAACACGGAACATCTGACTGGCACTGGCGCAGTAAATGTCGCCGCCATCTTCAAAGACCTTCTGCCGCCAGGTCTCACCTGCATACCAGGCGATGACTCTTGCCTCGATGGCACTGAAGTCGGAAACATAAAACTGACAGCCATCCTTCGGAATAAAAGCAGTGCGGATCAGTTGCGAGAGCGTATCCGGCACATCCTCATAGAGCATTTTCACAGCATCAAAGTCACCGGATTTAACAAGTGCGCGGGCATCTGCGAGATCCTCCAGATGATTCTGCGGTAGGTTTTGTAATTGAATCAGTCTGCCTGCCCAGCGGCCTGTGCGGTTGGCTCCGTAAAAAGCAAAGCAGCCGTGCGCTCTGCCGTCATCGCATACGGCGCGTTCCATCGTCTGGTATTTCCGAACAGAGGATTTGGCAAGCTGCTGGCGAAGTGTGAGAACGGGTTGCAGCTCTGGCGAGGCAGTTTTTAAGAGCTCTGCCACGGCCTTTTTGCCAAGTGTGTCTGTTTCAAGCCCGTTTTCGGAAAGCCATTGCTTCATCTGCTGGACGCTGTTTGGGTTCTCAAGATCGGTCATTTTTTTCATGGCAGTGGTGAGTTCTATTCGGGAACGGGTGTCCATTTCAATAGCCTTTTCCACAAGATCCATGTCGAGTCTGACACCGCGATCATTGATTTCTTGGTCGATATGATATTCATCCCAGACCGAGTCTGGCACAGGGAATTTTGCAAGCCTATTCTTGATACCCATTTCGACTTCTACATCTCTTTTGTTATATGTTTTAAACACTGACCATTTATCAAGAGCATCTTCAGGAAGATTTCTGCTGCGACCACCGTTTATTATGGTAGGGGCACATGGTACAGAAAAATATTTGATGAGAGCTTTACCTTCATCCATCTTCTGATCTTCAAGCTTCAGTACAGCGCCGACACCTTTTAAGGAAAGCGGCAGTCCCATTGTTGCCGCCCAGACCATTGAGCAGCGCCAGCTTTCCGGATTCAGAAACCGGGCGCACCCTGTGCTAAGCGGATGATTATCATGGAAGGGGTTAAGACTTATACCTAAATCACGTAGGTACCTCGATAGACATACACGTTCAAAATTTGCATTGAAAGCCCATTTGGTAATTGCATCATTAGGTAAGGCGTCGAGAATTTCTGAAGGAATCTGTTCTCCATGCGTAAGGTCAATGACTTGTACAGTACTGCCATCGACCGCATAACCGAAAAGCAGAATTTCAAAGTTTGGAGATTCTGCGTATTTGTATACGCCGCACTTGTTCAGATCGATGTCAGAGAATGTTTCTATATCTATACTGATGTTTTTCAATTAGATCACCTCAATTCAAACAGGCGACAGAGATCGTTCCCTGCCGCCTGCCGTTTTATTAATTGTCAGAGTTTTCTGAAGCTTCTTTTTCTTTAGCTTCCTTGGCGAGACGCTTTTTCTCGCGACGGTCCTCAATCCAATATTTGATAGAAAGGACAAGACCGCTGATCAGGAAGCCTACCGTAGCGCCGAAGCAGACAGAGAGCATCATTGACTGATATGTTGTCATGGTCGTACCTCCTTAGTTCAGAAAATCTTCGTCGTCATCAGTGGTAAAATCGGACTCAGCACTTGCTTTACCACCAAGAGGCTCGCCGTCGCGGATCTTCTGCAGGTTGTTGAGCCCGCAAGCAATACCTTTGTTCCCGGAAGAATTGAAAGCGTAGAATGTAATGCTGGCCCTTCCATAGACACCGGAGTAAACTTCGGAGCGAGTGATAATTGGATTCAGGTCGGTATCAACAACACCTGGAGCGGATGTAGCATTGGCATTTACAAAGTAAGCATTCTTATATGCTTCATCATCGGGACGTTCAACATCGCCATCACGAAGGGGTGTCTTCAATCCAGAAAGCGCAGGGACGGATTTCCCGTTACCTTTTAGCTTGGCTTCGCCTTCTTTGTAAGCGGCCTCAATGGCAGCTTTGATTTTTGCGATGGTCTTAGCATCAGACTTCGGGATAATGAGGCTGACACTGTACTTCGGTGTGCCTCCGTTAATTGACTTTGGTTCCCAGATATTCGCATAACTCCAACGGGTATCTGCACCGGTGATAACCTTCATAGGATTCTTTACAATAGTGTTCTTAGACATGATTTTGTCCTCCTTAATTTTCGTTAAAATCATTTTTTGCTGTATTCATGGCCGAGCGCTTATCGGACTCCGGCACAAGTGTGGGTTTGCCCTGTGGCTTTTCGATGTATGCCGACAGGAGTTCATCAAAGCAAGACTTGCCGAGAAGCTTCTGCATTGCAGTGACGCCGAGCAGCTTCTTTTCATACGGATCAAATCCTGCTTCCTCGACCGTCTGGATAACAGTGGCCTCGTTACTGTATTTACGGTTGGAGCGGCCTTCGACCAGCTTCCAGCCATTCCATTCCTTCCCAGAGAGCGCCTGCTGCAGGGCATATTCCTTGATGTCAGATGCCCAGCTGATCAGCTCGTCCACCTTGTAAAGAATGACTTCGATTTCGGTGTCCGTCAGGAGCGGCGGGAG